GATCACCCGGGCGATCCAGGCAACATCCTCGTTCGCCCAGGATTCTTCCTGTCCAGCGGGGAGATCGACCACGACTCGCTGCGCCGTCCTGCGGGACAGCATGCCCAAGTGCAGTTTGCCCTTGCGGTCACAAAGGAGGATCCGATCGCCGCGGCGGGTCGATGAAGAGGGAGAAATTACCAGCACGTCGCCGCGCCGCCAGCAGGGTGTGAGATCCTCGCTCAGTTCCAAGGCGTAGGCGTGGCTGTCGTCCAGACCGGGGAAGTCGACATCCTCCCAGCCCTCACCGACAGGAAATCCCGACGCATCGAAGACCTGACCCGACATCGCACGGTCGATCGGCAGGGAGCGCAGCCGGCGCGAAATCGGCGCTGGCTCGCCATCGTCCTCGCCGCTCATCAGCGCCACGAAGACCGACATGGGCGTAGACGTGGCCTCCAGGATCTTCGCGATGCTTTCGGTCGAGGGCCAGCGTGCCTTTCCCTGCTTGGTCGCGCGCTTGCTCTTGTTGAAGGTTGTCGGATCGAGACCGGCCCGCTTTGCCAGGCCCGAGGCGGAAAATCCATTCTTGGCGGCTAGGCGGTCAATGCCGACCCAGACGTCCTTATGCGTCATCATAGGAAACAGCTCCGCACACTTATTCTCGCATCATCGTAGTAGGAACATCATCTTGACGATCGGCGATCCTGTCACTAGGCTCATGATCCTATAATCTGAGACCGAGTGTCATGATCGAGACCACCCCCTCCGACGCGCTCGTCGTCTTTGAAGATCGTTCCGACAGTCGCTGGCTCACCTGGCTGAGACCAGGCTTTCGCCATTGCTACTGCCTCGTACGTGCGGAACGCGGCTGGATCCTAATTGATCCGCTTCTACGCAGTCTTCACGTCTCCTGGCTAGATCTGCCGAAAGAATTCGATCTCGTCGAGCACTATGTCGGCTTGGGCAGGATTGTCATCACCGGGCGATGCCCAAGCTTTCAGGCAGCGTTTGCCCGACTGTATCCGGTCACTTGCGTCGAGATCGTCAAACGCACGCTCGGGTTGGGTCATGTCAGAGCTTGGACACCCTACCAGTTGCATCGGGCTCTCGTGGATCTGGGTTGGCGACTACACAAGCCCAGTTGACGTTGTCCAGTAATAGGAATATTGTCTCTATATCAGCGCAACTGCGCAATGCGGTCCTAGCCTGGAGCCCCCAATGCCTGTCGTCGATCTCGATCTCGACCAGCGTTACCGCAGGGCCCGCGAACGGCGGCGGCAGTTCGAGCCGGTCTGGCGGGACTGCCTCGCCTACACGATGCCGCAGCGTGGGCGTGGGCTGGAAAGCGCACCGGGCCGCGGCAGCGAGCGATTGTTCGATGCGACGGCCGCGGATGCGGTCGAGCAGCTGGCAGCCAGTCTGCTGGGCGAACTGACGCCGCCATGGTCCGCCTGGTTCGGCCTGCGTGCCGGCTCGGATGTTCCCAAGCAGGACCAGCCCGCGGTCACGGAGGCGCTGGAAGAGGTGGCTGCCAGGGTGCAGTCGCACTTCGACCATGCGAATTTCGCCGTCGAGATCCACCAGGCTTTTCTCGATCTGGTCACGCTCGGAACGGCCACGCTCCTGTTCGCGGAAGCACCTCCGGGCCGGACCTCGTCGTTTCGCTTCACCGCCATCCCTGCGGCAGAGATGGCGATCGAGGAGGACATCGATGGATCCGTGAACGGCCATTTCCGCGCGACCTGCATGCCTCTGTCCTCGCTGCGCGTCCGCTGGCCGCAGGCTCCCCTGCCAGCCGAGCTGATGGCCGCCGATGGCAGCCAGTCCTGCCGGGTCGTCGAAGCCGTGGTGCCGGTCGGGCGGGGGTTCCAGTATCGTGCATGGCTCACCGATGACGAGGAGACCGGCCGCCCTGTCGCCAGCCTCGCGGAGGGTCAGTTCGACCATTCGCCGTTCATCACCTTTCGCTGGATGAAATCGGCCGGCGACGTCTACGGCCGCTCCCCGATGATGACCGCGCTGCCGGACGTGCGTACCGCCAACAAGGTCGTGGAACTCATCCTCAAGAATGCGTCGATCGCCGTCACCGGCATCTGGCTGGCCGAGGATGATGGCGTGCTCAATCCGGCCAACATCAAGCTGATCCCCGGCAGCATCATTCCCAAGGTCGTGGGCTCCGAGGGCCTGAAGCCGTTGGAGATGCCCGGACGCTTCGATGTCAGCCAGCTCGTGCTGGACGACCTGCGCGCCCGGATCCGCCACACCCTCCTGGTCGACCGCCTGGGTCCCATGCAGGACGCGCGGATGACGGCAACCGAGGTCCTGGAGCGCTCGGCCGAGACGACCCGTCTCCTCTCTGCCGTGTTCGGCCGGCTGCAGTCCGAGCTGCTGACGCCGCTCGTCGCCCGCGGCCTGGCGATCCTGGCCAGGCGCGGCGAGATCGAGGACACCCGCCTGGACGGACGCGCCATGGAGCTACGCTACAGCTCGCCGCTCGCCCGGCGCCAGTCACGGCTGGACGTGCAGAATGCGCTCCTCTGGCTGGAGACCGTCCGGCAGATGGGCGATCCCGCCAGCAGCGTGGTCGATCTGCCCGGTGCCGCCCGCTGGCTCGGACACTCGCTGGGCGTGCCGTCCCAGCTGATCCGCGAGCAGGCAGATCTGGATGCCTTCAATGCCGAGTTCCTGCGGGAGATCATGTCGTGAGGGACAGCCCGCCCGCGGATGCCGCGCAAGGCGGAGGGGAGGACCTGGCACAGTGCGCCGCCCGCCTCTTCGCCTCCCAGGACGGGCAGCGGCTGCTGACGCATCTGGAGAAGGTGTTCCTCCTCCGGCGCGTGCCACCCCAGACGAGTGACCAGGAGCTGCGCCACATCGAGGGCCAGCGCAGCCTGGTCGCCCACCTCCAGTCTCTCGCAGCCCGCGGCCGCAGCCGCTGACCGTCCATTTCGGACCAATCGAGGCTCGTTCACCATGGAACAGGAAAACGTCGTCACCGACCCTGCGGTCATGCCGGAAGCCGGGGACATGACGCAGGCCGAGGTCGCGGCACCGCCGCCGGATGCATCCGGCCTGGAAGGGCCGATGATGGAGGTCCCGGAGAAGTTCCGGGGACCTGACGGCCAGCTCAGGGCCGACACGCTCCTGAAGAGCTATCTGGAGCTGGAGCGCAAGGTCGGCAGCATGTTGGCGGCGCCTGCCGACCCGACCGATCGCGCCGCCCAGGAGCGGCTGTTCGCGGCCCTGGGGCGGCCGAAGGACCCGGCCGGCTATGTCATCGAGCAGAAGGCTGAATGGCTGGAGCGGGACACGGCCCTCGAGGAGCGCCTGCACGCCGCCGGCCTCTCGAACGACCAGGCCCAGCTCGTCTACGACCTGGCTGCCGAACGGATCGAACCGCTCGTCGAACCCGTTCTCGCCGAGGCCGAGCTCGTCCGCGAGTCCCAGCAGCAGCGCGCGCGCCTCGAGGAGCAGTTCGGGGGATCCGAGCGGTTCGCCGCGGTGGCGCAGCAGCTCAAGGCCTTCGGTGAGCGGCATATCGAGCCTGCCGCCTATCAGGCGCTTTCACGCTCCTTCGACGGCGTGATGGCACTGCACGCGATGATGCGTGCCAAGGAACCTGACATCGTCGGCGGCGGAGATCCGGCCTCGCTGGCCCCCGATCCCGACCAGCTCACCCGCATGATGCGCGACCCCCGCTACTGGCGGGACCGCGACAAGGATTTCGTGGCGAGGGTGACGGACGGCTACCGCCGCCTCTACGGCAGCTAGCCGGCCCTCCGCCCGATCTCGTCGGGAGATCGCGGACAACCCTCGTGGCCCGCGCATGCTCCCTTCGCTCAAGCCTCAGGCCAGAATCCCGTGGCCCGGCATGAACCTGCCGGACAACCCCGGCGCACGGCCTCCCGACGACCAACCATCAGGAAGGACGACCATGTCCACCTCGATCGACCAGGCCTTCGTCAAGCAGTTCGAGCACGAAGTACACGAGGCCTATCAGCGGCAGGGCAGCAAGCTGCGCCACACCATCCGCGTGAAGAACGGCGTGACCGGCAGCTCCACCGTGTTCCAGAAGGTCGGCCAGGGCTCGGCTGCCACGAAGGCCCGCAACGGCTTCGTGCCGGTCATGAACCTCGAGTTCGCGACCGTGGAGGCCCGCCTCTTCGACTACTATGCCGGCGAATGGGTCGACCAGCTCGACGAGCTGAAGACCAACATCGACGAGCGCAGCGTGCTGGCCAACGCCGGGGCCTTCGCGCTCGGCCGCAAGACCGACGACCTGATCATGGACGCCCTGAAGCAGGCCAACCAGGAAGCCGGCACGGACTCGGACGGCCTGACCAAGGCGAAGGTCCTCAAGGCCTTCGAGCTGCTGGGCGAGAACGACGTGCCGGACGACGGCCAGCGCTTCGCCATCGTCGGCTGGAAGCAGTGGTCCGAACTGCTGAACCTGCCGGAGTTCGCGAACTCGGAGTTCGTGGGCGACTCCGCCCTGCCCTGGAAGGGCACGCAGGCGAAGATGTGGCTGGGCACGACCTGGATCCCGCATTCCGGCCTGCCCACCGACGGCACGAAGCGCACCTGCTTTTGGTACCACAAGTCGGCGCTGGGTCATGCCATCGGCCAGGACGTGAAGACCGACATCAGCTGGCACGGCGATCGTGCCGCCCACTTCGTTTCCTCGTCGATGTCCCAGGGTGCGGTGATGATCGAACCCAAGGGCGTCGTGAAGATGCCGTGCCTGGAGGACTGAGAGCGATGGCCTACAAACCCGAGAACCTGAGCGTGCTCTCCTACGCCAACGGCTTCACGCTCTGGCATTACCGGACCGAGGATGCCGCGACCGCGGTCGACACGTCCGGCTATTTCGACGTCGCCGCCAAGATGCTGCGCGTCGGCGACTTCATCATGCTGAATGCTGGTCTGGGCACCACGCCTACCCACGGCATGATGGTGGTGGCCGGCAATGCCGACGGCCACGTCGACCTCTCCAACATGGTCCAGTTCGGCGTGCTGAACTCGGACTGACCGAATCGGGCAGCCGCAGCGGCCAAATCCGCTGCGGCGCGCCCTGGGGGAACAGGATCATGGCCTATAGCGACCTCGACCTCTGCTCACAGGCCCTCGTGCGCCTCGGAGCACAGCCGATCGGCTCGTTCTCCGCGGGCAGCGCCGAGGCGACCGTCGCCCAGCAGCTCTATTACCTGGTGCGGGATGGCCTGGTCAGCGCCCATCCTTGGACCTTCTCCATCGCGCAAGCGAGCCTAAGCCATCCGGATGAGGCGGACTCGCAGGATTTCGCCTGGCGCCACCGGCTCCCCTCCGACTGCCTCCGGGTGATCTCCGCGGGACCGTTCCGGTCGGGCCGCGGCCTGGACTACCGGGTCCAGGGAAGCTTCCTGCTTGCCGACCAGGCAACGATTACCCTCACCTACCAGCGGCGCGTCCCCGAGGCGGAATATCCGGCCTTCTTCGCCTCTGCCCTGGTCACACGTCTGGCCGCCGAGTTCTGCCTGCCGGTCACCGAGAGTGCCAGCCGGGCCGAGTTGCTCCGCAAGTCGGCCGAGATCGAGCTTCGCCAAGCGCGGCTGGTGGACAGCCAGCAGAGCACGCCGCGGCGGATGGAAGATTTCACGCTGATCGAGGCTCGCCTCGGATGAGCGCCGTCACCCTGATCAAGTCGAGCTTCACCGCCGGCGAGCTCGACCCGCGGCTGATCGGCAGGTCGGACCTCGAGGCGCAGGCCAAGGGAGCCTCACGCCTCGAGAACGTGCTGGTCCAGGTTACCGGCGGCGTTACCCGCCGCCCTGGCATGCGACGCTCGCTCGACCTGCCCGGTGCGGTCCGCCTGGTTCCGTTCGACGCTGCAGATGGCGGCGCGGTGCTCGCCTTCGGCGCGTTCAAGCTGGACGTGGTGATCGGCGACGTGCTGGTCGGTTCACCCAATACCCCGGCCTCAGCGAACTGGACGGTGGCGCAGGTCCCGCAACTGAGCTTCGGCCGGCTGGGCGAGACCCTGCTCATCTGCCATCCGGACCTCGAGCCGCGGCAGTTGCTGCGCTTGCCGAACGGCAGCTGGGAGCTGAGGCGCTGGTCCTTCGCCATTCCGACGGGCGCCGCAGCGCCGTTCGCCTATCGGGAACCCTTTGCGCGCTTCGCTGCCAACGAGGTTGCCGTCCAGCCGATCAAGGCGGGGCTTGCCGCCAATCAGCCGATCGTGCGCGACTCACTCGTGACGCTGCTGGCGTCGGCGCCGCTATTCACCGCCTTCCATGCCGGCACGAGGCTGCGGATCAAGGGCCGCCAGGTCGAGATCCAGAACGTGCAGAGTTCCACCCAGGCGATCGGCATGGTGCTGGAGGATCTGAACGACGGCCAGACGACCAGGGACTGGGACGAACAGGCGTTCAGCCAGGCGCATGGCTATCCGGCGAATGTCGGCTTCTGGCAGGATCGGCTGATCCTGGGAGGATCACGCGACCTGCCGGACGCGATCTGGATGTCCCGGGCAGGACGCTACTTCGATTTCGACGAAGGCACCGGCCTCGACGAGGAAGCGATCCGCTTCCGCCTGGGCACGGACCGCAACCACGCCATCCGTGCCCTTGTTTCCGGCCGCCAGCTACAGGTCTTCACCAGCGCCGGCGAGTGGGCCTTGTCGGGCGACCCGCTGACCCCGTCGACGATCCGCGCGGACCAGCAGACGGGCATCGGCTCCCTGATCAACCGCAACGTCCGTCCCGTCGACGTGGACGGTGCCACCCTGTTCCTCAGCCGGACCGGTCGCGAGCTGCGCGAGTTCCTGTTCACGAACGACCAGCAGGCGTTCCAGGCGGCCGACCTCGCCGTCCTGGCGCGCCATCTCGTCGTGGATCCGGTGGATTTGGCGTTCGATCCGGTCCGCCGTCTCGTGCTCGTGGTCAAGGGCGACGGCACGATGGCGGCAGCGACGGTCGACCGCGGCAACGGCATCGTCGCCTAGTCGCGGATTCGCACCAATGGCCTGATCCGCGCAGCGGCCTTCCTTGACGGCCGGACCTGGCTGCTCGTTTCGCGCAGCGGCCTGGTTTCGCTGGAGTACCTGGACGACCGGATCGGCGTGGACGCCGCCTTGCAGCTGGTTGCGTCCTCGCCCCGCACCGTCTGGTCTGGCCTGGACCGGTTCAATGACAGCCAGGTCTGGCTGATCGCGGACGATCAGCCCGTGCGGCGCACGGTCGTCTCCGGCGGCAGCGTGACATTGCCGTTCGCAGCCACGAAACTCGTGGCAGGCTTCGCCTTCACGCATGTCGTCGAGCCATCACCTGTCCTTCCGCTCGCAAACCGTGCCCAGGATGCGCGCTACCGCACGGTGCGCATGGTGTTCCGGCTCCTCGCGACGACCGCGCTGCATCTGGACATGGGCAATGGCCCGATCCCGCAGGCGCTGCCGACGCTACCGGATGGCTTCACCGGGGATCGTGCCGTGCGGGTCCTTGGCTGGCGCAGAGGTATCGATGCTCCGTTCTGGCAGATCGCTCAGGACGACCCCACCCCGTTCACGCTTCTTGCCGTGACCCACCAACTACAGGTGACCGACTGATGGGTGCCGCAACCAGCCTCGCCACGCTTGGCCTCAGCGCCGTCCTGGGCCAGCAGAAGAAGGCCCGCTCCAATGAATTGATCGAGGCGGACCGGGTCCGCACGGCCCAGGAGCTGAAGCTCCAACAGCTGATCGAGCGGCGCAAGCGCGAGCAGCAACTCGCCAAGGCGCTGGCCAGCACCCGGGCCCGCGCCGGTTCGTCCGGCATCGGCGCGTTCGGCAGCGCCGCGGACGCCATCGCGTCGGGCCTCAGCCGGCTGGCGCGGACCGAGCAGGCGCAGTCGGACGCCCAGGTCCGGCTCAGCCTCCAGGGCAACGATACCCGCGCAGCCCTCCGCCAGCGCAACAACCTGCTCGACCAGCAGGGCAGCCTGCTCAGCCAAGGTGTCAGGACCCTTGGCAGCATCGCCGGGAGCTCGCTCCTGGACTGACCGGCCAGGCCGGCCGCTCGCTCCGCTCATCCTTCCCAACGGACCGGACCGCCATGCGCACGATCGACGGGCACAGCTTTCGCCGGTTCGTCTGGGTCTACAACCAGCTCCAGCACCGCAAGACGCCGGACCTCCACGTCGACGTCGCGCGCTGGCTGGAGCAGCGCTGGCGGGCTGGCGACAAGCGGCTCCTGCTGATGGTGTTCCGCAATGCCGGCAAGTCGACCCTGGTGGGGCTGTTCTGCGCCTGGATCCTGAGCGAGAATTCGGATCTCAGAGTCCTGGTGCTGTCGGCCGAGCAGAGCCTGGCGGACAAGATGACGCGCAACGTCCGCCGGATCATCGAGCGCCACCCGCTCTCGCGGCATCTGCTGCCCGAGCGGAAGGAGCAATGGGCCGGGGACCGCTTCACTGTCGCCCGTCCCCACGACTTTCGTGATCCCTCGCTCTGCTCGCGCGGCATCACCGGCAACCTGACCGGTCTTCGCGCCGACGTCATCGTCTGCGACGACGTCGAGGTGCCCAATACCTCCGACACGCCAGGCAAGCGCGAGGACATGCGGGAATGCCTGCGCGAGCTCGACTACATCCTGATGCCGGCGGGCACGATCCTCTATGTCGGCACCCCGCACTCCTACTACTCGATCTATGCCGATGAGCCGCGCAAGGAGCTGAAGGAAGCTTCAGCCTTCCTGGCGGGATACCAGCGGCTGAAGATCCCCCTGCTCGATCCCGAGAACGGCCGCTCCGCCTGGCCCGAGCGCTTTTCCGAGGACGTGGTGCAGCGCATGCGCCAGCAGACTGGCCCGGCCAAGTTCCGCTCGCAGATGCTGCTGGAGCCGACCCATGTGCATGACGTCCGGCTCGAGCCCGAGCGGATGCGGCGCTACCAGGGTGAGATCGAACTCGCCAGCGGCAATGGCGACGCGATCCTCACCATCGGCGGGCGACGGATGCTGTCCAGCACCTGCTGGTGGGACCCTTCCTTCGGCGACCCCCGCAAGGGGGACGCCTCGGTCGTGGCGTGCGTGTTCGTCTGCGAGGAGGGCGACTACTGGCTGCACGGCCTGCGCTACCTGAAGCACGATCCGGCCAGGGTCGCGGACCAGGACGAGGCCGACCAGCTCTGCCGCCAGGTCGTCGAGTTCGCCGAAGCGATGGCCCAGCCTGCCATTCGTGTCGAGACCAACGGCATCGGTAAGTTCCTGCCTTCCATGCTGCGCAAGGCGGTCGCCCGCTCGCGCACCGGCTGTGCCGTGGTCGAGCGCGTATCCACCCGCAACAAGGTCCAGCGGATCCTGGAGGCCTTCGATCCGCTCCTGGCTTCCGGGCGGCTCCACGTGCACGAGAATGTCTGGCAGGGCGGCTTCGCGCAGGAGATGCGTGAATGGCTGCCGGACCGGCAGAGCCGTGACGACGCTCTGGACGCGGTGGCCGGTTGCATCCTGGAGGAGCCGGTGCGCCTGCGCGGCCTTCACGCCCTGCGCACCCGCCCGAGCTGGCGAGGCGGCGCCACGTCGATTGCTGCCACACGCTTCGACCCCTAGGACAGGCCGTCCGGGTCGATCGAGCGATGTACGTCGAGATCCGCCACCAGCTCTCGACGACCGGGTATTGCTGCCGGAAATCGACGGTGGCCGCCTTGGCCCTCCTCAGACATGCACGTCGCCGAAAGCCAATTCGCCGTCGCTGATGTTCGAGCGCGACGATACGAGAATGATCCAGCCATAGAACAAGGCCACGGCCGTCAGCACCGACCAGCCTGGCAGCGGGCCGATCGCGGCGTTGCGGACCCATTCTCCGAAGCCCTGGACGAGGCGGGTCTGCACCGCGTTCTCCGGCAGGTTCATGCTGGTGGTCCTCAGAAGCCAGGCCAGCAGCAGGATCAGGAACATCCAGCAATAGTTCCTGCGCAGGCGGCGCGACATGGCCTGGCGGAGGCTGACCAGGAACAGGGGCCGCCGGAGGTCTTCGCCCAGCGCCTGGACCCAATCGTCGCTGGTGCCGGGCACGGGCGAGAAGACCTGGGCGTAGTAGTTGCGCTCGAGGCGTCGCACCCGGTTGCGGTACACGTCGAAGAAGCGATAGCGCCGCGCCTCGATCACCAGCAGCAGAAGCACCACCAGCATGGCGAACAGCAAGACGCCATGATGGGCGGTAGGCGTCGAAAGGGACACCGACAGCAGGGCCGCCACCACCGTGATCGCCCAGTTGGTTGTCCGATCGATCCGGTCCCGCCAGCCGGCCATGCGGGCGATCTCGGCACGGTGGAAATGCGCCAGCACCGTGATGAACTCGTTGCTCGTACTCGGGAACACGGGCACGGCCATGGTTGGACGCAGTTCGCGCTGTTCGTCCATGTTCGGCATGATGGTCACTCCCTGATCCTGCCGCATCGCGAGCCATTCCGGCCTTGCCGGGTCTCCCCTGGTCCGGGTGGAACAGCCACAGGCTTGTGATGGCCCCGGCCTCTCCAT